CGTCGCGCTGTCCGAGTTCATATCGTCTTCGTCCAAAACGCTATCAACCGCTGTCGACGTACCAATTTGCATCTTGCTGTCGTCAGTAAGCGTCAGAACCGTAGTGTAGCTGTTTAAGTTTGTACCAGAACCCGCACCCGCAGGCGTAGTCTGGAAGACCATGTCCCCGCCAGCGGCGTTACCAGTAGACGCACCCGCTTGGATTGTCAGGTCTTGACCCGCTGCATCCGAACCAGACGCCGCCGATGTCGTGATGTCACCATTCGCCAGCTCCAGTTTACCTGTGCCGTTGGCTGTAACAATAATGTTTGTATTCACACCGTCTTGGATCTCAATCGAACCAGAGTCTGTGCCGCCGTTGGTGTTAAGAGTTAGATCCCCCGTACCGTTGGTTGTAATAGTAACGTCATTGTTGTTATCGCCCACACGAACCGTGTCCGCGTCCAACTGCACGTCGCCGTCCCCATTCGGTGCTAGAACCACGTTTCCATTCGTGTCTGTAGACGAAAGTGTGTTGCCGTCGAGCTTCAGATTATCGACATTAATAACTGTGGCAACCGACGTTACACCAATCGTGACCCCGTCAATCGTACCGCCGTTAATATCCGCAGACGCAATAGTCGCGGCATCCAAACTCAAATCCGCAAACACAGGCGCAACAACCGCGGTAGACGTGCCTGTTCCGCTAAACTTAACAATTACGTCCTTGCCAGCGGGAACAATTAGGTCCCGAGCCGCGTTGTACGTCCCTTGGAATAGAATTAAGTCACGAGATCCAGACAAGCTGTTGCGCAAGAATACGATCTTTTCCGCATCCGCTGGCGTAAGCTGGTAATAAACGCTGCCGCCCAAATCGCCGCCGTCTGTAATAATAATCAAGCGATTGCGCCCATCAGACACAGAACCGTCTGTGATCGGAAGCGTATTAGGGGATCCACTGGACCCCGTGTCTGTTGCTGTAACTGTGACCAGACCGTCTAGGGCCTGATCCAAAATGTCAAAGTTAAGGTTTGTGGTATCGCCCCATGTACCGGACTGTTCTCCGGTTCCAATCTTTTCAAGGCCGTTATTCGTTGTATATGTACTGGGCATGGTGTGTTCCTATGCTGCTATGTCTTTCCAGTCCGGAGACTGGCTTGGCGTTTCGTTGGCATATCCCGGAGACTGCGATGGCGCTTCGATTCCCCAACTCGGAAGTTGGTCTGGAGCTACCGTCGCATAACTGGCGGACTGCGCTGGTTGTTCGGGAGTATAGCTTGGATTTTGATTTGGAACAACACGGCTCCACACAAGAACTTTTCCTACCGCTCCCGTGGCAGAAACCCCTGTAACAATTACTTTGTTTTCAACTGTGATAGTAGGGTCCCCAACTCGTGTTGGAGTTGTGACACCTGTATCACCCAATATCGTGGTGGTTGAAGAGGCTGAAACAATCGTACCATTGTCCACTACCCCTGAAGCAGAGACTCCGGTGTTCCCCAATACCGTGGTAGTAGAATCCCCTGTTATAACCAAAGGATCCGCATTTACCACCGCGGTGGCGGCTACCCCTGTTGCAGTGATCGTAGAAGACCCTGTCGTGGTCACTGCGCCTACAGCGCCAGTGCCTGCTACGCCCGTGTCGTTAAGAACCGTCGTAGTCGAGTTTCCTGTAACAACCGGAGGATCGCTATCAACAACCGCCGTTGCTGCTACGCCCGTATTCCCTAAGATCGTCGTAGTTGCCGAGGCCGATATTGTAACTGTACCAACCGCACCAGTAGCCGCAAGCCCCGTGGTCGGGGCTAACCCACCTCCAGATACCGTCGTACCGTCACCAACAACGCCTGTTGCTCCGGGCAACGCATTATCGTTACCCCAAGTACTGGAACCCCACGCTTGCGCAGAAGAGTTCCAGCCCTTAAAGGCTACGATAATATCTGCCATTAGCCTACTCGGATAATGGCGTTAGAAGCATCCGCCGTTGGGAACGTGATGGTGAAATCCCCAGATGTTGAGGTTTTGTCCGCGCCGAAGTCCAGAACCACACAAGCATCATTCGTCGGAGCAGAACCGTCCGACCGATATATGATCGCACCACGCGCCGTAATTGTCGCATTGGTAAATGTTTCCGTACTAAAGCTCAAATACGCAGTTGTTCCACTGGTCGCAGGAACCGTAGAAATCACCAGTGTCCCACCTCCTGCAACATATGGGTTGTCGCCAGATCCAGTTGCCGCAACCTCATTGTTGGTAGCGTAAAACTCAACACTAGCGTCCATGTCTGTACCAGTGCCACCGAAGTCCGTGGGAACCGCGCTGTTCGTGTACAGTGCGATCTTAAATACATGTGATGTGCCCGAACTAAAATCAAAATCCCCGTTCAGGAGACCCTGCTTAAAAGTTGTACACATAAAATTACCATTAAAGGCCATTGTGCATCTCCTTATGTGCGTTGTCTTGTGACGGGTCCCTTGCGGTATTCGTCGATGGTTTCTTGGCCTTCGCCAAGGTTTTTCAAGCGAGCAACAGATTCTTGCATTCTTTGCTCGTATAACTGCATCATCTGAGGCTCACCCTTCATAAAGATATAAGCCTCGACCAACGATCCATATAACAAGGCGAGCTCGGCGTTCTGACTTAACCATGTCGTTCCGCTGTCCGCTCCCGCCGTCAACGACGCTGGTCGGTACAGATAATGTATGTCAACAGTATAGTTCGCATCGGGGGTCGGCGCGAGGATAAAATTGTCGACATCAAATTGCGCATAATACTTAGGTTGTCCCGTCGTTGTCGGGTCCGGAGTGTATGTCTGCACAAAATCCAAATCTTTAAACAATAAGAACTCTGCGTCACCGTTGACATCAAAGCTCAAAGAAAACGGCGCAAGAAAGTCCGAAGGCGCAGCCAAATACTGATTGCCGCTGGTCATGTTGCCAAACTGATTCTTTTGAAACAGATTAAGCGACACGTTCTTTAGTATCCGCTCCTCGGCTAAACGAATGAACAACGGAAGATTGTTGACGAAAGTCGTCTCGTCATTCTCCGTGTAATCCTGAAGAGCCTGCTTCAGTTCGCCATATGTCATACTCATGTTGTCACCGTCACCGTTCCTACCGACCCAACAGCTACTAAGTTGTTTGGCGGATTTATACCGTTGTCAGGAGGTCCACCCACAGGGTTCCAACTCCACTGAATATTTCTCTGCTCTGCTAAACCACTCTCTGGACGAGGGTCACGAAGAGCCTGCGGATCGGGATATGCCTTCGGAGGATAAAGCTGCGGGTGCTTGGGCTCCCACTCGTCTGGACCCACAAGCGCACCAGTCCACTCCTTTTTCATGTCTCTCAGTCTATACCGAAAGCCAGAGCGGTCAGATATTCCCCATGCGTTTTTTCCAGACGCGTAAGCCATTATACCCTCATATACCTCATACTAGGCTGCAACTTCAACGGAACTCGATCCTCGTCTTCATCCGCTGCACGTTGAAACTCTTCTTCGTAAACAGCCTTTAAAAGCTGGATCCGTTCCGGAGTACGCTTCATGGCGATATAATAGGCCAGACCAGCAACCATACAAGGATAGAAACGGAAAGGCATATCAGTAGTGTTGACCAACGCATCGGCGTCCTCGATCCTCTGAAGATAATAATAAATTAACTGATCCGTGGAGTTTTCAGGAGTAGCCCACAGGTTAATTATCGGAGCAATCTGCTTGTTTAACCAATACTGACTAGGCCGACCCTGCGTAGTCTTGTTAGGCAGCGTCACATACTCGCCCCGACTAATACGCTCGATCTCGTAATCTGTACCGTCCCGGCGCAGCACCACTTCAAGGACATCAACCACCGAAGTAGCCAACGTCTCAGTAGCTTGACCCTGCGTAAGCGTGATCGTGCCTTCCTTCACTGTCCACAAGTTTATGCCGCGGTTAGCCCAGTCGGCGAACATCAGGTTCAGAGACCGACGTGCCGTCTTGGCATCGTAACCCGTGCGTACTTCTATTCCGCACCGCTCGTATGCTTCCTCGATAATCTCACCGACATCGAGATTGAAGTCTCTTGATCCTGACGTAGCCATATCGTTAGCTCATGCTACATTGCTTGGGCTTTTTACCAGCCATGACTGCACCGCCGTTACGATAACCAACCTTGCCGCCATACTTATAGCCCATGCGTGACGCAACCTCTGGAGCCGACTTCTTCAAAGCTCTCATGCCTGCGCCTTTTTTCCCTGCGGGTATTGCCTTTTTCATGACTTCTTTGTCCTTTTCCGTTTGGCTGCTGACACGCGACGTGGCTTGCCAGCAGGCTGTCCCAGTTTGTTCTTCTGACGTACCTTACTACGTTTTTCGCTCGCTGTCATTTCCCCGCTAGTTTTTGGAGTCTTGCTAGAGACTCGTTTAGTTGGTCGACAGTATGGAGTACTACGTTTTTCACCCTCTTTGCGACCGCAAGGCTTACCTGTTTTAACATCCTTCCAGTCCTCCTTGAACCAGCGTTTGAGGGCTGCACCCTTTTTTGTCTTACGAACCGCCATCAGTAAGTATTCGTCTCTTTGCGACGACCCTCTTCAACAGAACCACACCCGTAAGCGATAAAACCACCGTTCTTCAACTTCTTCTTCACAGGGCGCTTGCGCTTCTTAGAAGAGTCTCCCCAGTTTGCGGCCCCCACTTTTCGGCACTTTGCTATTGCTCCGCTTGCGTAGGCGCTTGGAAAAACCTTGTAGCGAGCCTTTACTTTTTTGTAACACGCGTCCTTTGGCATTATTCTTCCTCTCCGGAGGTCGGGATACTTGAAATGGTATTTGTCCACGACTTATCATATTGAGCCTGCCTTACTAAAAAATCTCTCCACATAGGTTTTATCATGTCGTAGTTCTGGTCAACCTTATACGCTATTACAGACACGTTAGCATTCATCTGATACAGTTGAAACGCCCCCCACCCTAAAAGCATGATCATTATTGCACTTGTTAATTGTTGAGAGTCTATTTTCATCATGCTACCACTGCTTACATGACCAATACTTGGCCTTTAGTTTATCTAACGTGCCTTTATCACAACCGTGACGCGCACGAAAAGACTTACGACGTTCAGGGTTTGACTTTTTAATAGTCATATTAGCGTCCCCAAATCTGACGATCTTTTCTTTGCCCTTGTCGCAAGCCTTAACAACAAACTTTTTTCCGCCAGACTTTTGACGCTTGGGCTTGTTGCATTTCATCTTATCTTTGTCGATCTTAGCCATTAAAGTGGCCCCGCATTTTGAATGTAAACAAATTCCATTGACGCGGAAACATCAAAGGTAACAGACCCTGAAGAAGAAAATGCTCTCATCTCTAAGTCTGTTTTTTCTGTGAACCTTAATGGAAAAGTATAAAACTGTTCGTGTGCGCCATCTGTAATAGTAAATCTTTCTTTTATTTGAAACACTTCTCCATAGGGTCTAGCAACAAGACTAGCATTCAGAATAGCAGGTGTCTGAGTTGATGTGCCTGTGGATAAAGACATCTTTGTAAGAAAGCCTGTATATCCTGCGGGAACTGTCCAAAGACCCATTAATGTTTGGTTATCTCCATCGCCATTAATAAGAAGATAAATGTTAACAGGAACTCCAGAAGTTACTGTTCCTGTACCAGCGTAGATTATACCAGCATTTGCACCACCACTACCCGCGCTGCGAACAATGCCACGATTTATACGCAAATAAGATTTTGTCGTATTAACAGCGGTTTGTCCGTTTAATGTGACAACTTCGTTTATTTCGTTATAGTCACCATCTAGGCCAGAAACTTCAACTGTTCTTGCACCAGTGCCTGCGGCAGTGTCGTCAGTCGAACTGCTTGATATAGTCATTACCGTAGCTGATGCGGGGTAGGAATACAAACCACCTTGTTCCCAGATGGTTTCTTTTGTGTCTTCAACATTGTTGTTGTAACCAAACTTAAACACAGTTTTATGGCCCGAGATTTGACCCCGGGCCACCTGAAGCTCAAATGGCTCAGATGTTCCGACCTGAGTTATAGACCGTATATCGTGAACCATCTTGCCACCTACGACAAAATAATCGTGAGTTCGTTAGCCGACCCTGTAAACGCTGAGACATAAACACCGCTACTTGCGATAATGCCATCATCAGGAATGTTCATTACATGATGGCCTGTAGGAAACTTTTGCGTAAGCAAAGTGTCCCCGCTTGCGCTACCGTTTTTCAACGTAAAAGCACCCGCAGCCGCCGCGTAAATTACAACCTGCCGTAAACGTGACCGAGATGGACCGACAACTGCTGCCGCCGTTCCTTGAACCCAATTATACGCTGTTACTGGACCAGCCATGCTTTAATCCTTCTTCTTAGGTGGGCGTCCGCGCTTCTTCTTAACGGGCGCGTCCTCCCACGCTTCATTTACATTCGGAGTAGAAGGATCGTCCGCCTTTAGAGTGCCGTCAGTATTACGCGCTCGTACCCGCTCTTTTTTCAAGGGGTTCCCATCAGGGTCCAACCCACGAGCGGCAAGCTCTTCTGCGCTTGGAGGCTTAAATCTACTCATGTGTCACCTTTACGCTGCTGCGATTGTTCCGCCAGTATCTGAACGCTTCCAGTTTGTACCGTCGGAAAATGCCAAAATTGCAGAACCTGCTGCGCCGTTAGACACAAACACAACTGTCCCCGCCCCTGCATCAGAAGCAGAAGGTGCGTTTGCCACAGTGTATGTTGGAACTTTGATGTCCCCGATAAAACCGTTTGTTGAGTTTACGGGTCCTGAAAAATTCGTAGTAGCCATGTTTTTCTCCTCTCGTGTCCGAGGTCAACTCCCATGGCTTGCAAGGCCATGAAATCTATACCGAGCATTATTGCTCCAGATGTAGAATATCACACCAGACAAAAAAAGAAAGGGGCTACCGAAGTAGCCCCCAGTTTGGGAGGAGGTATATGAAAGTACCCTCCCAGACTATAGCACGTTTTACGCTCCGGGTGAACCGAATACTGCGCGTGGATCGCTGAAGCCGAAGCTATAGCGTTCACGAGCCTTAAAGCGCATGTTGCCAGTGTCGAAGTCTGCTTCCATGTTAGTGGACAAAGCAGAACGCTCGAAGTGGACAAAACCACGAGGTGCGTCGGTCATGACAAAGAACGCATCTGGATCAGTCAGGAAGTCGTTAACGGCATAACCGTTTGGCAACATACCCATTGACCGGATGGCGTTAGTGTCGTTGTCCGCTGTGCCAACACGCAAGTTTGAAACCATCAAACGCTCTGCAACGAATTGCAGTTGACGTGGAATGACCAACTTGGTGCCGCGCAGGGCGACCTTCAACCCACGCTCGTCAACGAAACCAGCAATGCTGATCAACGCGTCTTCCAAAGAAGTCTCGTTCAAGTCAGCCGCAGTTGTCGGTTCGTTGGCAAACGTACCACCGTTGGTTAGCGGGTGGTCTGTCGCACAAAGTGCAACGCCGTCACCACCAGCAGTTGCACCAGCAGTGAACGCAGTGTTCAACACAGATGCAGCTTTAACCTGCTTGGTGTGGGCCATAGAACGCGCAAGCGCCTTCGTATAGCGTGAGCCAAGACGGTCGTACAGGTTGTCTTCAATCGCTTCTTCCGTTATAGAGAACGCAAGCGCGATTGTTTCGTGGTTATAACGAGCAGTGTATGCTTCGTTAGCTTCGTCAAAATTGACGGCAGAACCTTCCGATTTGGTCGGTGCTGCGCCGAACCCACTCAACATCACTTCCTCTTCAAATGCTCTATCTGAAGATTCCGTTGTGTAGATTTCCGCGTGTTGGTTTTCGTACCGAGAGTACTCCATACCAAACAGCGCGTTGAGGCCCGGTTCTAGCTCTTTCGCTAGTTGTGCGCGAGAAATAGCCATTCTTTAGACCTCCTTAAACGCCAGTAGTCGACGGAGTACCAGCAACAATCGCGCCATTGGCGGAGTTGAAGCTGTTATTCAATCGAACAATTACAGGGATACCAGCCGCTGTGAAGTCACTGTTCTCAGGGTCATCTTGGATGCCCATGATACGCAGTTGCAATGCAGCAGTGGTGGCGATTGTGCTAACACCCAACTTAGCAGATGAAATACCAGAGGCTGTAGTGCCTGAAGTAGCAGCCGCAAAGTTTGCGTTTGCGAACACATGACCCTGCGCAGTTGCTTCGCTAGTCAGTGAAGCGTCTGAGCAGATAACAAATGTCTGCATTGGGTTGTCATACACGAAGGCTTTGACGGGATGATTAGAATCCGCGCCTGACCCGGGCCAGTAGTTTGAGAAAACTTTCTCACCAGTGGTCGACGATACATATTCGCATCCCCAGAACACACCAAGTAAACCTACCGTTCCACCAGCAGCCGCGCCAACAATATCAATAAAGCCTGTTGACAGCGGTATTACGGGTGAACCTTGGTAAATCGCGTTAGTGTTTCCAGAGGCGATACGATACTCGGTCGCACCAGTGGTGTTTGCAGCCTGACCGACTACACCAATCGGACGAAGTCCGAAGGCACCGTTAGTGTTTGCCATAGTAGCAATCCTCTTTCAATTAGTCGGAGTCTCTACGAGAACCTCCGAACGATACACGACTTTGCCGACTATTAGTTATCGGCATCGAAGGATGTTGTTCCTTCATAAGGTCCTGATCTACGGCAGTCATCTGTTCGCGGGTTCTGCCCCCGTAATATTCAGTTCTTTCGTGAGCCGTTTCAACAGGGAGTCGACACAGCATCAATCCGCCTTGACCTATAACGCCCTCATATCGACCATCGTCAATAGTCGGAGCCTCATAGTCTGGATATTCATCTTTCCGGACAGGTTCCCATCCTTCACGCAGCTTGGCATTGACATTCATTTTGTCCTCTTCGCCTCGCATTGCAACTCGTATCCAACGATGCACATACCCATCTGGTGGCGTAGGTGCTTCAAGGTGACTGGGCGGTGCCCATGGTTTTCTGCGCGAGTCTGTGTCCCGCGTTGTAGTCTTGCGTGGTGATCTATTAGCCATATTCTCAATCCTTTACAAACTTTGCGTATTCCTCAAGCGGTACGCCTAGCTTCTTTGCAATCGCAACTTGAGAATGCGTTAGCTTCACCGACCTGCGCCCCTGTTTAGTGCTGCGAGATGCAGAGGAGTTCCCCGAGGCGACAGGTGCTCCACTTCCCGACTTCTTAACCGTTTGAAACTTGTTCGGAAACTCCGAACGAAGACGACGGTCAATTTCAGTATAGTACTCATCGCCGTTCGGGTCAAACCCCTCATCTTCGACAAGTGTTGCATGGATGGCATATGTGGCAGATGTAAGTAATCTATCCGTGCCAAACCACTCGTTTTTCTCGGCCCACGCTACAGCTTTTGGGTCCGGTTGCGGAGCCTGCTGTTGTGGTTGTGGGGCAGGTTGTGCTTGCGCAACAGGCTGTCCCGGCTGCAAAGAAGGTTGCTGCGGCTGTTTAGCCTCACGTTCAACCCGCGCTTTCGCCTGCCGATGACGCTCCATCTCATTGTTTAAACGAGACAGCTTTTCTTGCGCCTCCAGCATCTTATCGCTGTCACCTCGATCCGCTGCATCCTTGTACTGGATCTTTGCAGAGTTCATCTCGATGTTTAAACGATTGCCGTATTCTTGCACATAACCTCGGTCGAGAAGCCGAAGACGATCCTTCATCTTCTTATTCTCTTCCATTAACTGTGAAGATAGCCGCAAGGCTTCCTGCTTATCGCGCTCTTCTTTGCGATACTTGTCCGTCAGCTTTTTAATTCGCTTTTGAACACCCTTGCTATAGTCGTCTAACTCTTCGCTCTCTTCCGCGGCCTCAACCTGCTGCGGTTCAGGCTCTTCCTGAACAGAGACCTCTGGTTCAGGAGCCGCCTCTTTTGCAGGCTCCTCAGACGCAATGTCTTCAATCTCTACTTCAATCTCTTCGGTTTCAACTTCTTCAGACGTGTTTGACATCATCAGGCTCCATTAGGGTTGCAATTACTTCGTCGTCGTTAATAATCCGGACCTCTCCGCCCTCGATCTTAAATCGAGAACCTGAGTAGCGACCGATGCAAACCCACTGTCCTTCTTTACACCACGGCTCTCCAAACTTGTCTTTGTCACCATAGGCCAACGGCCCTAGCTTTAAGACATATGCAACAACCGTAGCCACCGATTCTCTTTCCCGAACTTCGTCAGGTAAGTGAATGCCGCCTTTTGTTTTGAGTTTCCCCTGATAAGGCATTACCAGCATACGCCATCCTGTAGGCTGCGGTAATCTTTCAAGAAGGGGCTTTTCGAGGAGCGAGGGATCTAACACCCGCTCGTCAGCGTTAATGTACGCGCTTTCTAAAGAAGGACCGTCTGACGTGTCAGAGCTTCTTTCCTTATTTATTTTCTGCGCGACGTGATCAGGAAGATATAAGGTCTTCGACATCGTCAGCGTTTCTCTCCAGCAGGGACTTCATTTCTTCTTTAGCAAAAGAGAGTCCCCGTATCTCTCCCACCATCATTTTATAGGTCTCCCAGTCTTTAGCAGACCCGTTGGCTAAAGAGCGAGCAATGTCTTCTTCACGCTCTCTCAACAACCTATACACATATTTTGCGAAGTCGACAACATCCATTATAGGATATCCTTGTATTCCTCTTGTAGGTCAGATGTGATTGGACCACCTTCTACCCACTCGTTGCATGTGTTTTCACTACTACACACAAACTTGAGTAGTTGGCAATAGCCCGTGTCCCCAGACTCATCTCCAATGCAATCTTGCATATCCTCGGTCTGGTTGTACATTCCACACGTCCCGCAGCTTTCGTCATTGCGAAATGCCGAGCTCGTGTTAGGCTCACGATACCCATACTCCTCAACCGCTATCTCACGATTAGCGGCGTTTAGCTCGTCATCTTGCGTTGGGAGCGGACAACTCTTGCCGTCGTCGTCGCTCTCCATTTTATCTACAGGCATCCCGTCAGGAAGCACACTGATCATAATCGTAGTCATTAGTAACACTTTCCACGTTTGGAGTTGTCACGAACATCGCCCGGACGAACTTCCCCGCCCATAGCAAACTTTTTAGTCATGTTCTCTGACGTACCCTTAGACCCCGTCACAGGTTTCATGCCGTCCCGTACAGGTTTCCCGACAGGAAGCTCAGAGGTTCCCAACGCCTTCGAAATCTTTCTTTTGTATGGCATTTGTAAGGTTTTATTACCGCCCATCTTGCCGGGAGTGGATGGATCCGACGCTATCTTAGGTGTGCTAGGCATCTTCTTCTTAGCTTTCCTGCCGTACTTTGCCGTGTTGTTGCGGCCCTTCTGCGTGTTATAACGAGAAGTAGGGTTTTTCTTATCGTCGCTCGCAGCTTCGGACACTGCGTCTTCGATGGCCTTCTCAGTAGCTTTAGAAATCATAACAATTATCCTTTTTGAAAGTGGGGCATGTCTACAAACGGTGTGCGGTTCTGCGACACCCGTAACTTAACGTAATCATTGTACGCCTCTAACATCGTACCATCCCAGTCTAGGATGTTGTCGATATGCCAAGCCCCTCCCCATTTAAGTTGCTTAATGCCCATATCCTTGGCGGTCTTTACAATCGCGTCACCTACATCATCATAAAACTTTAACTCCCAACAAACTCTAGGCCCCAGAAAAACCATAAAATCAAAAGCCATTCCATCCAGATGTTTACTTTTCATGGTTTTCGACGCGCCCGAATCTACAAGCGCCCGTTGCTCTTCTATGGTCCGTAACCCTCCAAGATTAGGGATGCCAAAATCATACGGGGTGTTGTGTATGGCTGTGCGAACCAATGTATATAGCTCGTCATCAATACCTTCGATACGGTCCAAACTACGCTGGCTTAACTTAAACTCACTCATTTCATATCTCCCTTCATGTCTATGATCCCGTTGTGGTCACGGTTAATATACTTCAGATCGTTTTCAATTAAAGCAACTCTTTGCTGCAACTGCGTCACCTGACCAATAGAGTTAGCTAAGTTGGCTAGTTCGTCCCAGATTTCATCAGCTTCATCCCACAGATAGTCTAGCTCCATAGCGTTATCTTGAACATCACGCTTGAGATTGACGTTATCTTCGATAGCCATCTTAGAGCCAAGTTGGCTAACGGTTTCTTCTAAATTTGCAATAGTCGCTGCTTGTTGAGATACCCACCAAACACCGCCAGCAAGCTGCACAGCCATCGCCGCTACAAGAGCTATAGGTACTTTTAGGTTTTCCATCACTTCCTCTTAAAAAATGCCTGCGCCCCGCGCACACCGAAACTGGCTGAAATTGCAATTCCAAGGCTGTAAAAATACCAGTCCGGAGCTTTTGAAAGCTGCGCAAACCCACGGTCAACCCAACCTTCCGCGCCCGGAATCCAGCACAAAATCAATGGGATAGACAGAATTACTACGAACCATTCGTCTTTCCAGCTTGATTTTGCGCCCTCTGCCATGATGCGCTCCCAGTCAGCAACGCTTGTCTTTTCAGACAACAATATCTGGGCTTTCGCCTTCGCCTCAGTTAGCTTTAGCTCCGCATGGGCAGCGTTCTTATCCGCTTTACCCTGCAACCAAGAGCCTGCGAGGTTTGCCACTGGACCTATAAGTGCTTGTAACATTACTTAGACTCCTTACCCATCCAGATGCCGAAACTTCCCGTGAAAGCCCCAGTTACAACTGATATGAGACCCGCCTGCGATACCGACAAGTCAGGTTGAGATAGTGCCCATTCTAGGCAGCGTATATACATAATGGTCGTCACCAGCATCATCAAACGCGGCAGAACCTTCCATTCATCCAGCTTTGTTGCCATCACGCTTCCCCTTTTCCAGCCACGCTTTTGCTATGCCGTGGTGATGCGTTATTATAATGATTTTCCCAGCTTTGTCACACACAACGTATTTTCCTAGTTTATTTTGGTATAATGTCACCCATTCGCCAACCGATCTACACCCCAAATCATTGCCGCAGTTCCCGCTAAAAAAACTGTAACTCCTAACGTCAACGAAATCCCCCAAAACAGCCTGTCCCTAGCAGCAGCTTTCGCCTCTAATGCGTCTTTCTGGCGCTTTCGTGCCTCGGCCTGCTCGCGGACCACCAAGTCCCACATGCCCGGTGGCCCGTACAACATGCAAGTGCTGCGAAGAGTGTCCATAGCTTCTTTGTGAGCCATTTTAGCTTGTGCTATAGCAAACCCTTCTTCCTCTGAAGAAGTTAAACGACCCAGCGGCCCCTTGTGCTTGCCTTTTTCAGCAAGGTTAATATCGGCTTCTAATTTAGCTAGTTTTCCGAAATGCGGCATAAGACTGTTCATGTCTTTGCCAGCTTGAACAGCCGAACTAATGCCACCCGCTATTTTAGTGACTGCACCCGCTAACGCTAGTACCTCTATCATTCGCAGCCCCTACCTTGTTCACTAGAACGAGCC